ATCCAATAATAAAAAAAATAAATACTATGTTAGACGACCTAGGTAAAATTAATACTAATTGTGGATGTTAATTTTTTTAAGAAATAATTAGATATACAAATTCATTTTAACAACTTTTTTTAATGATATTATATATAATATCACAAATAAATATATATTTTTTATAAATAAAACTTATGAATATGCAAATATTTGGTATTTATTGACAAATACAATATATAATTTAATTGGTAATAATATATCAAATTCTATATCATTAATAAAACTTTTAAATGATTCCGTTAAAAATACAAATGATACTCTTAAATCTGCATGGGATGTTTCATTAAATATAACTGATTTTTACAATATAATTTATTCAATGAATGCATTAATAAAAGAAGAAGAGTTAAATACGCAACAAAATAATACAACTACAAATAATACAGATGTTATAATTACTGGAAATTTAGTTAAATTATATCCAAAGAATACATTAATAGTTGGATATAATTCATTGAGCTCACGATGGGCTGATTCAATAAATGATACAAATAAATATTCACCATTTTATACATTTAATGATACATTTGACAATAGTGTTGGTAGTTTAAATTGCAAGGGGAAAACATTTATGAATATATCGACACCAACAATTTTGTCATTAAAAACATCAACAATGCTTGATATAAATTTGATAAATACAGCTGAAAGAACTAATATGAATAATTCAATTATTGATAATGTAAAATTCAAATTGACACATATAACAAATAGAACATCAACAAATGATCCTGAATCAAGTTATATAAAAAATACATTATTTGAAATAATACCAAATTCAAATTCTCCATTTTTTAGTTGTTATAATATATCAACAAACACAAACATTATTAATATTGGTAGTGGAATATTTTATGATAATAATAATTATAAATGTATTGTTGATGATACAATTTTACATCTTAATGATAATACACCAAATTATTTATTAAGATTAACAAATAATTCAATAAATCCAGTAAAAATAGGAATAAAACAAAATAATACAAATAATTGGGATTTAGTAATAGATAATAATTTCAATTTCAATTATAATGATTCTAATATACTTAATATTACTTCAAACAATATAATTACAAATTGTTCTTTAAATATAAATAGTACTTCTAATAATCCATCAATAATATTGAAAAATCAATATAGTAATATAGGAGATTTAATAATAAGTTGTAATTTTGATATAACAAAAGATTTCAGAATAAATTATGATAATAATGGTATTAGTTATACATTATTGAATAATATTCAAGATTATGAAGTTGAAAATATATTATTAAATATAAATTCAAATGTTGTTGCTACAAATATCATATATAATTTTAAGAATATATATGCTAATTATATTGATATAGATACAGACATAAATAATTTTAAATTTGATAATTCAACTATTCCATATACATATAATTTATTACCACCAATTATTACTTATGATTCAAATATAACATGTATTAATAATAATTATGAAATAAAAAATGTAGAGTATGATTTAACACCTCATTTTCCAGTAATTTTAAATAATGTATCAAGAATTTCATTAAAATACATAGTACCATCTTCAATTAATAATTTATTTACATCAGCAATTAATTATGTATCTGGAATAAACGTACATATACTTACTAAAATTGCTGAATTTTCACATGATAGTAGTGATTATGGTAGTAATTTACTTACATTTGAATATAATTCAATAAATTTTTCAAATTTAATAATTTATAATAAATATAGTCAGTTTCCAATAAATCAACTTGATGTAATTTTAAATACATATGAATATAATTTATTAAGACATGAAAATATAATTCCTGTTAGTATTTATAATAGTTATTCAAATATAATCAATGTAAATGTTGTAAATAATAATAATAATACACCTGTGATTGAAATTAATAATAGATTTAAATTTTTAAAAACTACTGGAATAGATTATACAATATCATCAAATACATATATTGATTATATAGAAAAACAATATGAATTAATATTATTTGGTGTTAAAAAAAGTTTACCTATAAATATAATTACTTTTGATACATATGACAATTATGAAAGTAATATATCATTAACACCAATAAATACTGCTGTTAATATGATAAAAATAAGTGATAAGATACCAATAATTAAACAACAAAATATTTATAATAGATATCATAATATATATAGTTATACAAATGATTATGAAATATATTTAGATGATTTTAAATTATTAAATTTAGATGAAACAGGAACATTAAAAACTACTGGAAATTTAGAAACAAATAATATTTATTTAAAAGGAGATATTTATAATTGTAATGGTGTATCATTATATGATAATGTATTATCTATTTTAGAAAATACACCAACAAATGTGAATTTTAAATTATCAACAAAGAATATTATATTAAATCCTAGTGTATATAATCGTGATAATTATAAAGGAGGAGTAATTATAAATGGTAATAATATTAATCCTGTAAATAATAATTTATTTCAAATAAATAATTTTTCAGATAATAATAATTTCATAACATTAAATTCATGTACTGAATCTGCATTTATTAATTTTAATACAAAACTTAATGATTTAAATAATGTTTTTCGAATTGGAGTAAATCAAAGTAATTTTTCAATTTCAATATTTAATAATACATTACCAGAATACAATGACAATTTATTTATTTCAAATAGTGATACATATACAGATGCTTTAATATTTGAATATCAAACAAATACAAATGATTTTAATATTTTTATAAATGGTTCAATATACACATATTCTGATTTACGATTAAAAAAGAATATTAAAAAAATAGAAAATGCATTAGATAAAGTATGTTCTTTAAATGGAATAACATATAATTTAAATAATTGTAAAATAAATGAAGATGATAATAGATTAACAGGTTTGATAGCACAAGAGGTGAAAGAAGTTTTACCAGAAGTAGTAAATATTGATAAAGATGGATATTATAATTTAGCTTATGGAAATATGACAGGTTTAATTGTTGAAGCAATTAAAGATTTGAGAAAAGAAATAGATGAAATAAAAAAAAGATTAAGTTAAAGAAACACCTGTTTTAGTCTTAATTCTTTTTAAAGTATTAATAATAGTATTAAATGTTTTTTGATTAAATTGAATTTTATTAGCTTCAATTCTATTGATAAAATCTTTACCTAAACTACCACCGCCAATCATTAGTGATAGTTGTTCTTGTGATAGATTATGTAAATTTCTCAATTCTTTAATTTGAGTAAGTTGTTCTGTTGTATATTTATTAATAGGAGGTAATTCTTCATTATCAATTGATTTTTTATTATCTAGATGAATATTTGTTTTAGATTGAGATGAAATACCAGGTTTATTTTTATGGTTAGTTAAAACAACTGGTGTTAAATTTTGAAAGTCTTTCCAGTATTTATTATCCATTTTATATATAAAATAATATATTAAATAAAAATCATTTTTTTAATTATCATTATCAATAGTGGGAATTCCTAAATAATATTTAATACCAGATACTTTAATTGTTGAAGCATTTTTAATATTTCTACGTAAATTAAATTGACATAAATATGCATCAAAACTAAATTTAAAATCATATGGTTTATTTTTAAAAATAAATCGTAATTTAAATGGTGTATTATCACTACATGCTAATAATAATAAAATAAATTTATTATCAAAATCTATTATTTTATCTTGTACTATTAAAAAATATTCGATATCATTATCATCTAAAATAAAATTTGTCAGTAAATCTGCTACATTATTAATAGAAACATCAATATAATATTTATTATTTTCATCAATACAATATTCATCTTCTACATTAATACTATATTCATCGTGATAAAATGTCATATCTTTTTCAAGATATGTAATTAATCCAACAATAGCTTGATTATAATTAGCAAATTTAGTTTCAAATTTTGAATAAGAATCAAATTCAAAATTATATGTATTGGTGGTAAAAAATGTCATAATATATATTTGAATATTATTGTTTTTATATGGTTATAATTCATAAAGGTATATAAACATTAGAGACTAATATATTACAAATAAAAATAATGACTACAAAAGAAATTCTAGATGCCTTTGTTAAAGCTGTTGATGTTGAAAAAACTTATACTATTGCTGAATTAGTTAAGATTCTAAAATCTAGCACCAAAGGATCTGTTCCAAAGGGAGAAAATGGTGAACCTGTTGAAAAGACAAAAAAAGCACCATCAGCATATAATCTTTTTGTAAAAGACTTTATGCTAAATCCTGAAAACGAAAAAATTCCACCAAAAGACAGAATGAAAGCTGCCACAGTTCAATGGAAGCAACAAAAGGAAAACCCACCTGTTCCAGTTGCTGCTTAATATATCCACCTTGACTTTTTTTTATGCCGATCGCAGAGTATTGCGAACCTTCATGATAGCCTTGCCAAGACGATTCGTCCCCAACCACTGCTCCTTAGGAGTCGCGAGTGTGTCAGTGATGTTGAGACCATTTCCCCAAATCTTGTCGTAGGGAGAACACTCGACAAACTCCTTGTCGCCAGTAGCGAGAAGAAGCTCCTTCAACTCCGGATTCTGCGAAAACTTGGCGAGATTTCCATTGTAGACGACAGTGTCAGCAACCTCATTCCAGAGATTTTCGTTGAAGTTCTTGACAGCGCGACCGTATGTCTTCTGTTGCTTGGGGTCATAACAGTCCATGATGAGAGCCTCAGTCTCCGCGTCGCCGAAATACCGTGCCTTCTGAGCCATCATCCACTTCTCACAACAGTTGTACTTCTTGTCATCGATAACGAAGTCGACGAGAAACCATTGAGAAGGATATGATGACTTGAAATATACACCATCCTCATTCTCATAAAACTTCTCATCGATGTTTCCGTTAACGATGCTAGCAACTGACGTCATGATTAATGCCTGAATTTTTATTTCATTTTTATAATCATTTTTTTTAAAAAATTGATTATTTTCTTACAAAAATATTTTTTATGAATTATGACTGATATTACTAAATTAAGTAAAGTAGAACTAATCAAATCCATCAATTTTTACTATTTAAAGAATGGTGTACGTTGTGAAAATCTAACAAAGTTTTCAAAAAATAAATTGATAAACTTAATGATTGAAAATGATATTACATATGTAGATGAAGAGACTTTAAAGAATGAAATATTGACAATTGAAACATACAATTATTTAAAAGATATCATTTATGGAAACTTTATTAAATATGAAAATATACCATATGAAGTAATAAAAACAATTAAATTAGATAGCAACAATGAAGAATTACAGAAAATTATAGATAAATATGATTTAAAATATGAAGAAGAATTTAAAACATTAAAAGAATTTGTGTTTAATTCATATAAATTATATAAAACATTTTGTGAAACAAATAATATTAAAAATGAATGTGTTTACATTACATTACCAAGTTTAACAAATGCATTTAAGAATCTATCTAAATCTCCTTAAATCTCTTTATAAATAATTTGGAAGTTTCTTTAATATCAACAATAGGTTTTGGATAATTAATATTAATATTATTTTTTGTTTCCCAATTTAATATAATCTTATTTGAAACATCACGTAATTCAGGAATCCATTTTTTAACATATTGACAATCTTTATCATATTTCTTTAATTGAGCTGATGGTGAAAAAATTCGAAAATATGGCTGACAATCAGTACCTGTTGAAGCACACCATTGCCAACCACCATTATTAGATGATGGATCATAATCGACTAATTTTGAAGCAAAATACTGTTCTCCATATTTCCAATACATAAATAAATTTTTTGTTAAAAATGAAGCAACAATCATTCTGCAACGATTATGCATCCATCCAGTCTCATTTAATTGTCGCATAGCAGCATCAATAATAGGAAATCCTGTTAAACCTGCTTTCCATTTATTTAAATTAATTTCATTATAATCCCATTTAACTTTTTCATATTTTAATAAAAAAGATTTTTGAAATATATATGGAAAATAATATGTAATAATTGCATAAAAATCATGCCAAAATAATTCTCTCACTATTCCATGTTTAATTGGTAAAGCAAAATAAATTTCTCGTATACTCACGCATCCATATTTAATATACGCACTTAATTTAGTTGTTTTATTTAAAAATGGATATTCGCGTTCAGTATCATATTTATTATGATAACCTGATTTTAATTTTGAAATAATTAATAAAGCATTTTTTCTACCTCCATTTACAAAAATATTCTTATTTTCTTTTGGTTTTAATTTATCTTCCATTTGTTTCAATGTAAATGATGATGAATCTTTTATAAATTTAAATTTAGTATTTGAATTAATTGAATTTGGAATTTTTAAAATAGCTTTTTTATAAAATGGCGTATATTTTAAATAAGGTTTATTATTATCTTTGAGAATTGTACCAATATCATGTAATGTATAATCTTCTTTTGATACAAAATCAATTTTATTTTCTTTTGCATATTTTTCAATATCTGCATCTCTTTTCTTAGCGTATGGTGTATAATCTTTATTACATGCTATCGCAATTAATTTATTTTTTTTATTTATTTTATTAATAATATCTATTTCATTATCTGTATAATAAAAATTCAATTCTTTCAAATCTTTATTTAAATCATTCAATGATTCGAATAAAAATTGCACGGAATTTTTAGAATAATATTTATTATTTTTCTCATCAATTTGATATTTATTAAAAATAAAAACAGGCAATATTGAAGCATTTGGATATTTAGTTTTAACAAAATTTAATGTTGTATTGTCAAAGGTCCTTAAATCCCTTCGAAATATAAATAAAACTATCATTATATATTATATTATTATGATACAATTATTATCCTTTGATATCGGTATAAAAAATATGGCATATTGTTATGCTATTATCGATAATGAAAAATTGGATATTAAAAGTTTGAATAAAGTTGATTTAAATTGTAAGAAGAATGATATACAAAATATTATTGATAATACTATTGAATTTTTAGATACTATTATGAATGAACTTAATATTAATTATGATGAAAAAACTATTGTTCTTATTGAATGTCAAATGACATCAATAATGAAATGTATACAAACAACAATAAATACTTATTTTAAAATGACATCAAAATATTTAAATGCAGACGTTGAAACACATTATGTATCTCCTAAACATAAATTGAAAATTATTAATAAACATAGCGAAAAAATAGTTAATGATAAATATAAACAAAATAAAATTGATGCCGTATTTTTTGCTACACATTTATTGGAAACTACTTATAAAAATGAAGAAATTCTTAATTATGTTAAAAGTTTAAAAAAGAAAGATGATGTTTGCGATGCATTATTAATGTGTATTTATTATTTCGAAAAATAATATTTTTACTTTTATTAATAAAAATAAAATATATATAATATAGAATATAATGTCATCAAATACATCAAACTCTTCAAACTCATCATCTGGATCAAATTCATCTAGTTCTGGAAATGTTTCAAACATAGAAAAATATTATTATTATGGCGATCCTCATCGATATAATGATGTAGATAGACGTTATAATATTGATAGACGTTATGATGTAGATACTCGATATTATGATGATAAAAATGATTGGAATTGGAATATATTTTCTGGTTATAATAGAAATCCTCCACCACCACCCCGTGATTATTATCACAGACCACCACCTCCTCCTCCTTCTAAATATCCATCAGTAGTAAATCAACAAATATACGATGATCGTTATCGTTATAATAGATATCATGATACAAATACACCATATTATTATGATGAAGGACGTGGTTATTTATATGGTGGAAGTTTTTTTGGTATTTTATTATTAATACTTATATTAATATGGATTTTTGCTGGTATTACAGGATTCATAGCTTCAATAGTATGTTTATTCTATAATGGTCCTGTTAGCGATAAAGTTATTGGAATATTATTAGCAATAACTTTAGGTCCATTTTATTGGTTATATTATATATATAATATGAATTATTGTACCAGATATTAATAGATATATGATAGCTATATTAATAGTATTATTAGCAGTAATTTGGGCTATTGCCGGCATTGCAGGATTTATAGCTTCAATTGTATGTTTATTCTATAATGGAAGTATCGGTGATAAATTAATTGGTTTAGTTATATCTATGTTTTTAGGTCCATTATATTGGCTTTTTTATATATATAATTTAAATTATTGTACTAAATTTTAATAATTATTTATTCGCAATTGCTGTTAATTGTTTAATAATATTTGGATTATAGTCTGTTATTTTATGTTTAATTATAGTATTTGCTAAAAATAACCAGAATTTATCATCAATATATTCTTTATTTTTTTTATCAGTATCTTTGGATTTTTTATATAACCATTTATATTGTTTAGTTTTATTTTTAAAAGGACATATTAATAAATTATTCATAGTTTTCTGTTCTGGTAATAAATAATTATGTAATTCACAAAATACAGAATATTTATATGGTTTACATAATATATGCGAATCTTTAAAGTCCTTATATACATCGCAATCATCAATAATAATTATTTCAGGATCTTTTGGTTTAATTTTATTTAATATTGGTGTTATCATTTTGACATATCTTTGTTCTTTTGTATCTAATTTACAATCGTTTTTAGTAAAAACAGGTCTATTAAATTTTATATTATTAGCTTTTTCAATTATTTTAATTTCAAAATTAGCCCATTCATGTGATGATGCTGTATAAACATAAAAATATACATTATTTTTGTATAATTCTTTCATTTTATTTATAAAATAAACGAAATATGGTCTACATAATTTTTCTTTTTCATGGTAATAATTGAGAAACAATTTATTTATATTTATTTTTATTCCTTTACTTTTAAGCAATACATATTGTTTATATAATTCTAATTGATATTTACAATCTCCAATAATAGTTGCATCTAAATCAATTATAAATACATACTTCTTCATTATCTGTTTTTAATAATCATAATTATTTGAAGTTGTTTAAAAAAAATAATTAATTTTTTAAGCAAGTTTAAAAAAAAATGATTAATATTTTTTATAAAAAAGTATATAGCATTATCTATCCGTTATATCAGGAAATGAGCGCAACTTGCAATAAAAACTGTATTTGTTCTGATTCTGATTGTAGCTTCAATCATTATATCACTAGCTACAAAGAGCGAAAACTTGTGAAGTTATTTTATGACAAACTTGACATCACAAAGGATGAGCCTAATTCAGAATCAAGAAAGAAAAATTGCACGTTCGGTCAGCTTTGCGACAAGGAAAACTGTGGATACAGACATCGCTTGTCATATGCTGATCGCGAAAAGCTGATTGTTTCATATCGATATAATAAGATTTGTCAAGTTGATATTTTAAAGCAAATTCAGGAGAAGCCTCGTGTTGCCAAGAAAATTAATGAAATTCCTATGAATAACATGTTTCTTACTCTTGAAAATGAAGATATTAATGATGAAATTGAAATTATTAAAATCATTGAAGAAGTACCAGAAATTGCACCAGTTGAGGTTAAACCTTATGTTGGCAGAGCATGGAACAAAGTTGTCAAGAATGAGGATAAGCCAGTTCCAAAGCTAGATTTGAGCGTATCATCTTCTACATGGGAGGAACTCGATGACGAGGGTTTCTACATGAAATTCGAATAAATGTCGAATCTATATAAATCAAAAAATATATATTTTTTGGTTTTTTAATTTTAATATAATAAAATAGAATAATAGGAAAAAATATGGATGATGTCGAAGCTTATGACATTAATCAAATAAAAATAAGCGAAGAATTATTGATTAATAAGGACTATGTTTTGAAGTCATTGAAACATTATGTTTATTTATTAATTATTAATAATTATACAAATAATCGTGAATTATATTACTATCTATTACATAAATATATTTTTAAGTTAAATTCTGTTTATCCTGATAAATCTGATAAGAAAGAAGAAATACCAAAAAATATATTATCCTTTATGTTAAGCAGTAAAGATATTTATAAAGACTTTTTAATACAATCTTTTAATTTAAAGGAATATGCTAGTGATGATAAAGAAAATGATAAATTAGAAAAGTTTAAAAATGATATGAAGATAAAAAAAGGCGAAGATAATAATGAAAAATATAAACAATTTGATATGTTATTTAGAGTTTTATTATATTGTTTATTTAATACCAATTATATTCAATCTGAAAATACATATTCATTAACTTGTCTTCAACTTTTTGTTTTATCTCAAAATAATAAAACAAAATCTGGATTAGATGTATTTAATTATATAAATTTTATATATCATTTAACACTTGATAGTAGTAAAATATATGGTGCTTCTTGTAAATCAAATTATAAACCAAGTGTTTATGATACTACTGAAATAAGTAAAGAACTTCATGATATAACAATAGAAACTAATAAATTATTTGAAGATACTAATGTTGTTAAACTATTACAAGATGAATGTGATAAAGCAAAAACACAAGCTGGCGTAAAAACTTCTGGTGGCGGAAATGAAGATACTGAACCAAACGTTTGTATAAATGCAAAATTAGCAGCTAGACTTGCAGAAAGAGCAGCTAGACTTATAAAAACTGTTAATAGTTCTACTATAACAAAACCAACAGATACATCATTATCAGCACCAACACCAACACCAGCACCAACACCAACACCAGCACCAACACCTGCACCAATTATTTCATCTAGTATACAAGATTGTGATGTACGATTAAAATATATATTAAAAATATTATTTGGTAATAGCTATGATCCTGATACAAAAACAAATGATGATGATAAAGTTGAAATAGAAAAATTAAAACAAAAAATTGGGGATTTAAGAAAAAAAACAATTGATGATGAATTTAAAAGTGATAAATCTATTTTAGAAAATTTGGATAATATAGAATTAGATTTTAAAGATACACTTGAAAATTTAAAAGAAAAAATATTTGATGATACTAACAAAGATGGTGATGACAATGTTAGTATTAATATTTTTGATGATACTGATGAAAATATAAAAGATAGTTATAAAACAACAATTCAAAAATTAACACAAAAATCAAAAAAATGTAATGATTTATATAAAAGATTAGAAAAATTATATAAAATTTTATATGATTCTGATAAAATACCTATTAATTCAGAAAAAGATAACTCTAAAATAGAAAAAGATTTATTAGAAAAATTAAAAAAATTAGAAAAGCATTTAGATGGTAAAAGTGAAATAGTAGATGATAAAAATAAATCTATTAGTTTAAAAATTTCTAAATTGCAAGAAAAATTAGAAAAAATAAATACAGAATTATTAAATAAAGCAAAAACTTTTACAAATGGAAATATAGACGGTAATTCATATACTTCTCTAATAGAGCAATTAAATTGTGATAAACAAAAATGTAAAACAGATGATTTAAATGCAATAAAAACTAAGGTTGATGATCGATTAAAAAAATTATATGAGTTAATTTTTGGTGATATATATGATGAAAACATACCCGATCAATATTATGATGAAAAAATTAAAAAATTTAAAACAACAGTTGATGAATTAAGAATTAAAACTATGAATCATAATTATGATAACACAAAATCTGGTTTAGATAATTTAAATATAGATTTAGATTTTACTCAAATATCTCAAAAGTTTCAAAATAAATATTTTGATGAAGATTTTTCATTATTACCTTCTCCATCAACAAATAGTTATACAGATATAATAGAATCATTGACAAAAAAATCAGAAAAATGTAATAAATTATATGAAAGATTATTAAATTTATATAAAAAATTATATAATAAGGATGAAATTCCAAATGAAATAATTGAAGATAATACAAAATTAAAATCTGAATTAGAAGATAAATTAAAAGACTTAGAAAAAAATTTATTTGGCACTGAAACTATTAGTACTGATGCTAATAAATCTATAAATCAAAAAATAGAAGATTTAAAAACAGCATTAGCAACAATAAATGATTCAATTAATATCAAAGAAATAAATTTTGGTTCACAGGATAGTAAAGTACATAATATTAAAAAAAGAATTGATGATTTAGAATGTAAAAAAGATGCAGATAAATGTGATGTATTGACAGCTAAACAACAAGAATTGGAACAACGATTAATAAATATATATAAAATATTATTTGGAGAAAATTATGGTGGTAATCCTAATACACAAAATTATGAAAATGACATAAAAACAAGAGATACTGCTTTTGATAATCACGAAATTAAAGAAAAAATCAATGAATTATTGAAAACATTATATAAAGAATGTACGTTAACAAATTTACAACCAAATAATCCAGTTATTACAGAAATTACTGTGATTAAGGATAAATTAATACAATTAAATACTGTATTAAAACAAAAAATACAAAACATTCCTGGTATTGGTTCAATTGCTGAATCTGATTATGAAAAATTAATAGAAAAAATTAAATGCGATGCTGACCCAAGAGGATTACAACCACAAATACAAGGATTACAGTCTGAAAAAAATAACTTAGAGGAAAGAATAAAATCTATTTATAAAAAATTATTTGGAAATGATATTAATGCAACTACAAATACCCAACAAAATGATACTGAAAAAATAGATAAAGATTTAATAAAAATATTAATAGATGGTTTTAAAGATAAACTTACTGATGATGGAAATGATATTAGTAATGATAAAAATATTAGTGAAAACATAACATTATTTTTAGCTAAACTAACAAGTATAAATCAATTATTTGAAATTAAACTTGTTAATACTGAAATTGACCCATCTTTATTACAGCCATCAGATAAAAAATATGCTAAATTAATAGAAAAAATACAATGTAGTAAAATAAAAAAAAATTTAGCAGAATGCAATAAACTTAAAGATAAATTAGATGAAAGATTAAAAAATTTTTATAAAAAGTTATTTTATGAAAATACACGACGAGATGATAATCAAGATTATGAATATTCTAGTACAGATGATAAAGCATTTGATGATAACAAAATAGAAATCTTAACTGCAAATATTAAAAATATACGTGAATTAATTAATGGAAAGACAAATGTTGATGATTTAAAACAATCACCACCGAATAGTTCTCAATCTGAACGATATGTATCTTCATTATCTACTATAAAAAAATTATATGAAGAATTATTAAATCAAAATAAAAGTTTAATACAAAAAGGACTAATATTAGATAGTACTAATAATGGATTATCAACTATATCTAACCCATTAGTTTATTCAAGTATAATAAGTGAATTGAGATGTCCTGATAAAGATCAAGAAATAATAATATTAAAAGATAGGCTTATTGCTATTTATAAAAAATTATTTACAGATTTTGAAGATGGTACAAATACATATAGAATTAACGGCAACGATCATAATGATACAATTTTATCATTAAGATCAAACAATGATGAAACAAACATCACTAAATTTATATGCAAAACTATAAATACAATAAATCAAGAACTAATGGGCGAAGAAGAAATAAATTGTAGTGATAATTTGTCAATTATTCAATTTTTAAATAAATTAAAAGAAAGTCTCAAAAAAATTAATGATAAAAATAGAACAAAGAAAGATTTATATAAAGATGCAATATTAAAAGTTTATAAACAATTTGGTATATATTTTAGTAATGATGGTACTAATGAAGAAGAATTAGAACATGAGATTACTCAAGAACTATATTTTTTAAATTTTAACAAAATTGATCGATCACTATTAAATGGTTTTCTTGCAAAGATGAAAGAAATTGAAAAATTAATACATAAAAACGAAGATCAAATACAACAACTCAGTATAATAAAACCAGATGGTGCTTCACAAGCATATATAAGCGAATATATAAATTATATTAGAGAATTATTAATTGCATATAATTTTTTATTATATAAATCAAGAGAAAAACTATTTGTAGAAGAATCTGAATATAAAATTAGCGAATCTTTTATAACTAAATTAGTAGCTCCAACAATTACAATTAATGACATATCAGCAGAAGACTTAAAATCAATAAGTTATGCTGAATTGATAGATGATAAAACTAAAAAATATGATGAACTTATATGTAAATATATTAAGGCTCTTAAAGAACAAATACTATATTTATATAGATATTTTGAGGATTATAAAGCTAATTATAGTTATTTTACTACATATACCCCAAGAACAAAAGATGACCTATTACATGATACAGCAATAACTACAGAAGAACAAAAAATAATAAATTTAGGACTTGAAGATGATATTGTAATTGGTGCATTAATGAGTAGTCTTCCGCGAAAAACAGGATTAAATCAAATGCCAACTTTTACTGAAGATGATGCTGCTAATTTTATTGAAAGTAATCCAGGTTTTATTGAAACTTTATCAACATTAAGTAGAATAGCATTAGTTAGAAATAAATTTAAATTACCATGTATAATTGCTAAAGAAAGTTCTGATGTTTGTACTCGCGAAGAATCACAACCATCACGTACAGAAGAAGATAATACAGTATATAAAATTGGAGATAAAATAGTATCAAAACAAGAATATGAAGAACATCAAAGACAACCATCGCAACTAGTATCATTTACTAGTGCTAGTCTTAATCCGCCAAATGCAAGTGATGGTGTTATTTTTGCAGGTCCATCACAATCACAATCAGTATCATATGCACCAGCAGTATCATATGCACCATCATATTCACAAGGAGTATCATATGCACCATCATATTCACAAGGAGTATCATATGCACCATCATATTCACCATCATATTCACAAGGAGTATCATATGCACCATCATATTCACCATCATATTCACAAGGAGTATCATATGCACCATCATATTCACAAGGATATCATCCAGGACAATATGTAATTCATGGTGGTGGTAAATTTAATGATAATTTATTTAATAATATATCATTAATTGCTGAGAAAATATATGAATTTATATTTAAAGAACAAATACCTGTTTTAACAAAAGGTGGTGGTAATAAGAGACCAAAAAGTAAAGCAGACAAAGTTATATCATATATGTGGGTAAGCAACGATAATGTTTATGGATTAAATTATAAGAAAACACATTTATATTATAAATCAGTTAGTGGTAAAAAATGGATAGATATTCAGGAAGTTTTATATTCACTTCAAGATAAATTTTCAAATAAGAAATTAGAAAATATCAAAAATATAATTAAAGATATTTTATTAACAAGTGAAACGCATATAATTGAAGAAAATGTAAAATCAATAGTTATTAATAATTTAATACCAATAATAAAAGATATTCTAGAAATAAAACGCGGAGGTGTAGCATTTCCAAAATTTTTTACTAAAAAACAAACATCATCAGTAAAAGAAGATTTATCAACTAATGATATTATAACTAAAATTTATAGTATGTTTGAAATTGAAAAAAAAGATAAAATTATATCAGGTTATAATATTAATTTAAATAATATAAATAAATTAAATAATATTGAAGAAATACAAAATAATATATTATATATTAATGATGAATTTAAAAATGTAATAAAAGCAGAAAATAAAATAGATATAGTGACAGATGAAACTGTATTTACACAAATAATAACAGAAATAACAAATTTATTAAAAAATATAAATTTCAAAGATATTGCAGATAAATATTATGATATACAAAAAGTAAATTATACTGTTTTAGATAAAATAAAAAAATTATTTGAAATATACAATAATATATTTATAGATAAATCAAATATTGATAATATATTTAAAATTATAGATGAAGTTAAAAATAAAATAAAAGAAATAAATCCAATATATGAAAATTTAGACGCAGGACAATATGGAAAAATAATAGAAATAAAAACTAAAATTAATGAAAATATTCAAAAAAAAATAGAGCAAATAGAAAATTATTATAATGATGATAAAATAAAAAAATTAATTCAGAAATATCATAATATTTCTGAACCAATAAATTCAAGTGATATTTATGATACAGAAATTGAAAATAATTTTGTATATAATCAAATATCATTTTTAATATCTGAATATTATAAATTACTTTATGAATTTAAATCATTAAATAATTTTGTGTTAAATAATTATGGCAATATAACACCATATGAAATTGTAAATCAATTATATACTGATAATATTATAGAACCTGATAAATATATTAAAGTTATTGATTATACTAAAAAATTAATGTATAATGATTATTTGGAAAATAAATTATTAATTAAAAATATACATGAAGAATTATTAAATGAATTAAAAACAAAATCAGGTCTTTTATATTTAAATAAAGATATAATTTTTGACAATACAGGTAAATTAATGAGTGAAGATTTTGATTTTGAAAAAGCTATTAAATCAAAAATACCAAAACAAAAAACCAAAAAAGAATCTATCGAAGATTATAAAACAGTTAGAAAATTATTCACATTATATGCATATAATATATTTGATAATAATATTAAAAAAATTACAAGTTTATCTTCTGAAATAGATGATAATTATATTAAAAATTATAATGGATATAGATATATTAATGAAACTGATGCAGAAATTACACAAAAAATAAATGAACTACAAAATGAAATAGATTTACATGAAAAATTAAAAGAAACAGGAAATAAAACATTGCCAGATTTAACAAATCTTTTAGCTCATATTAATGAATATAGAACTTATAAAACAAATAAAGAGAAAAAAAATATTGATGAATTAGAAAATGCTAAAAAAGATATTGATGAAACTAATATATCAGGATCATTATATCAAATAAATAATCAAATTATAGCTTTAATTGCTGAAAAAGATGCTTTAGTACAAGAAAAAAACCAAAAAACTACTGAAAAAGATGAATTAGAGAACTTAAATATTAAATTGACAGAATTACTTAATGCACAAAGATATTCAGATGGATTAGTTGATAGTGAAAAAAAAACATATTTAAAATCAATAAAAGATGCACGTATAAAAAAAGCGACATTAGTTAATAAAAGAAGTATTAATAATCCTCCTTTAACTCAAGCAGAAGAAGACGAATTAATAAATCTTGGAGTATTATTAGTCAAAGCTACAATAGATGCTGAAATAATTACATTAAACACTGCAATAAATCGAAAAATTACAGATAATATTGATAGAATTACACTATTAAACACTGAATTAAATGTTGGTCCTAATTTTATTGATGATAAAATAATTAATAAAGAAGTTGCTATTGGAACTAAAAAACAAGAAAAAACAGAGGTAGAAAATGTATTAAATACGTTTATACAAGATATAAATATAGAAATTGCTAAATATAGTAGTCCTCCATATAATACATCTGAAATACTAGAAATTGTATTTCTTCCTGATAATGATTATTTACAAAGAATACAAAAAATAAAAGATCAAATAGCCTTACTAGATAAGCCCTTTTTAAATGATCCAACAAAATCACAAAAAAATATAGACTTAAGAGATTTAGAAATTTCTCAAAGTTGGAAAACCCTTCAAGATAATAAATTAAATATTGTAGTATATCAATCAAATTTGAATGATACAAATAGAGAAAAATTAAAAAACCTATATAAAATTTTAAATGAGATAAAAACAATTCATAATTATAATGATATCATTAAAGAATTTACATCTAAAGATACTAATTTTATTAATGATAAAAAATTTAAAAATTTGACAAGAATAAATAATGACGATAAAACTACTATTAAAAAATATATATTGGAAGTTAAAGATTTTTTTACAATACTTGAAAAACAAAATATATTAGATTTATATGAAAAATTAACTGATCCAAATATACCAGACCAAAAAAGAAAAGCAGATTTTACAAATTTAACAAATTTATTAAAATTTAAAGATTTATTCAATGATACTACTAATAACCCTATAACATCAGATATTTTAGGTAGAATAGATGATGTAATTAGTAATATATATATAGAAAATCAAAAAGAAAAAGAAGATCAATCAATTAATATAATAGAAAAAATAATACCATTATTTACAAAAGAATATTTATCAATATTAGAAAAAAATAAAATTTTTATAGAAAAAATTTATGAAAATACTTTTAAAAAATATAACATTGATATGACCCAGCTTCAACTATCAATTAATGAACCAACTATAACTAAAGATATAACAGAAATAAATACATTAATTAATAGAAATATTGATAAATTTTATATACAAGATACAAATTATATTGATGCCACTACTGAAATTAAATTCAAAAATTTAAATGAAATTATTAATTTTAATTATTCAAATATTTTATATAATGTTAATAAAAATTTAAATTTAATTATAACCGATGATAAATTAATAATATATATAACTTATTTAACTACAAAATTTAATAAAATTATTACAAACGCAGATTATAAATTACATTTAAACAAAAATAATATTGATGATACAAAAATAAATGAAATTACTAGTTATTTAGCAAAACAAAATACTTTAAATATTACTAATAAAACAACTATAGTTACAGATGAGTTTTGTGATAAAATAAGAAATATTATAGAAATATATCACGTTATATTAAAATACAATCTTAATCAATTAATAATAAAAATAAATAATTATATATATAATTGTGCTAACATTTTTACAAAAATATTAATGGATATTAGTACAATAAAACAAAAATATAATGCTTTATTAGTTAACGATATTGAAGATATACCAATAAATGCAAAAAAATTTATTAATTCAGTTGATAAAAATATATTATTGTATCAGAAATTAATACCAGAAACTGTAGATAAGAAATATGATAAGAAAGATGATAAGAAAGATGATAAGAAATACAGTTATATTTCAACTAAAATAGATTTAATAATGAAACAAAAATCTAAAAAATCAGATAATATAGACTATTTTCAGGAAATAATTCAAGAAGATTTTAATAATATAAAACAAAAATATATCTATGTTTTTATGACTATTATGTCATCTAGTATAAATAATGAATTAGAAGATTATTATAAATATTATGTTAATTATGATAGTGCAATAATTCAGCAAAAATTAACTGAATATAAAATTATTCTTGATATAACAGATATTAATCATTATTTTCAAACTAAAAATGATGAAATTAGTGATGCGTTTAAAAAATTAAAAAAAGATAACAAAAATAATTTAGAATTTACATGTAATTATTATGAAACATTTAGACAAGATATAATAAATTATTTAGATAATAAAATTAATGATATTAATACTAAATATAATGATATAATACCATTTATAGATGAAATAAATACTAGTATTATCAACAATAA